CCCCAAAGAATCTCAGGTTCAAGAAAGGCAGATACTGAATACGAAAATACTTTGATTATTATCAATCAACCATGGGTTGAATTACCTGATAATCCATTCGGACAACCGAAAATCAAAGCTAAAGGTGGTGAATCAGTATGGTTAAACTCTTCACTCGTGTTTTTATTTGGAAATCAAAAAGGTGCGGGTACCACTAAAATTACTGCAACAAAAGACAAAAGAACTGTCAAGTTTGCGGTCAGAAGTAAAATATCTGTAATGAAAAACCATATTAATGGTCTCGGGTATGATGATGGAAGAATTATTATCACACCACACGGATTTTTGGCTGGTAAAGATACGACTGAAGAAAAAGCTTCGATTGAAACCTACAAGAAAGAATATGCTGACTATTGGAAAGAAGTTATTGGTGCTGAGGGTGATTTCGATTTGACAGAAGAAAAAGAAGACTAAAATGACGACCGAAGGATTCTTAATATTTTCAATCTTGGCTATAGTCTTTTTGTTAATTCAAGTTGTAACTTCAAATCTAAAAAAAAATTGACTTACCCTTAAAATACAACATGTGCCCAAAACTTTATTAATTGATGGCGATAACCTTTTCAAAATTGGTTTTCATGGTTTCAAAGAATTTTATAGCGAGGGTAGTCATATTGGGGGTGTATACCATTTCATCAACACCATAAGAAAATTTCTTGAAGAACACAATCACGACAAAGTAATCGTGTTTTGGGACGGAGATTCTAACTCTTCTATTAGAAAATCAATTTATTCTAAATACAAAGGTAATCGTCGACAAGACATGAACGAATACAAATACGAATCTTATTTGCAACAAAAAGGAAGGGTGAAAATGTATTTGGAAGAAGTCTTTGTTCGACAAGTTGAAATAATTAATAACGAAGCGGATGACCTAATCGCTTATTACAGTCAAATTGCAACCAATGAGGACATTATAATCTTCTCGGGTGATAAAGACCTCACCCAACTGATAAGTCAAAGAGTGACCATATATTCACCCGTGGCACGAAGGTACTTCAAAAACGGAGATATGATATCAATCAGTAAAGTTGATATCCCACACTATAATGTTACAATAACAAAAGTATTCACGGGTGATAAATCAGATAACATTGACGGTATTGAGGGACTAGGTGAAAAAACCTTAGTTAAGCTTTTCCCAATTATGTTGGAAAAACCATGCACTATAGATGAATTATTGGGTTATGCCAAAAATATCCAACAAAATAAATCATCAAAATCTCTACAGAATATTTTGACTGGAAGGACGAAAAATGGTATACTTGGAGAAGAGTTCTACAAAATAAACTCTAAGATTGTTGACCTAACAAATCCTCTGATTACCGATGACGGTAAAGAGTTAGTTGAACAAATCCATACCGACACAATTGACCCAACAGATAGAGGATATAAAAACTTGATGAGACTTATGATGGAAGACGGTCTTTTCAAGTACCTACCAAAAAATGATGAAGCTTGGGTAAATTTTCTCAAGCCATTCATGAAATTAACAAGAAAAGAAAAAAGAAAAATATGATTGATTTAAGCATTTCCGAAAAACTTTCGACCACATATAAATCTAACCAACCATTTCCTTATATTGTTATTGATAATTTTTTACCTGACTTTATTTTGAAATCATGTAGAAATGAATTATTGAAACACGATATTTGGTACTACGATACAGTAGAATTTACCCAGCAGTTCCAACAGAAAAAATTCTATTATCCAAATCATAATACCAAAAAAGAGGAGTTCGAAACTAAACTTCCTATCACAACCCTTGTGCTCGATTATTTAAATTCTTCTGAGTTTATTGGTTACTTGGAAAAACTTACAGGACACGTAGGATTACATCGTGACCCGTCATTAATGGGTGGTGGAATTCACAGGATAAAAACTGGTGGAAAACTTTCTGTTCATAAAGATTACCAAGTACATCCCGAGTCCCATGAGATAAGAATACTTAATCTTTTGATTTATCTAAATGAAAATTGGAAATCTGAATGGGGTGGCAATTTGGAATTATGGTCTTTGGACGTTTCTCATAAAGTTATAGAAGTAGAACCATTATTTAATCGAGCGGTCATTTTCGATATTAATAATGCACCTCACGGCCACCCAATTCCTTTGAAATGTCCCGAAGATGTAGACAGACTTTCTTTAGCATTATATTATTTTGTTGACGAAAAAAGATATACAGAGGACGGTTGCTTTGTTATGTTTTACAAAGACTCAGAAATAGGAGTTACACAATAAATTATTCACGAAGAAAAAGTACATAATCTCAAGGATTTATTCGAATAAAACAAAATTAACAATGATAGATTTTTCATTATCAAAAAAAATTGCACATAGTTATCAGAATGCATATCCTTACCCACACATTGTGATTGATGATTTTGTGCAAGACTCCTTGCTAAACAAAAGTATGGATGAAATGAATATTTTTGAATTTTTCGGATATGATGGTACAGCATACTCTGCTGAACACCAAGTAAATAAATTTTTTACACCTTGGTGTGAAAACAATATGAACGATTTAAAGGAATATGCACCAGCAACTTACAAACTCATGAATTTTTTTAACTCTGCAGAGTTTATAGGATTTATTGAGGAAATTAGTGGAATAAGAAACTTGTTACCCGATAATTTATATCTTGGAGGTGCGGTACATAAATTAACTAAGGGTGGAAAATTAGATATTCATGCGGATTACACACTCCACAGAATTCATAAAACATATAGAAGACTTACTATGCTTATCTATATGAACAAGGATTGGGATAAAAGTTGGGGGAGCGATTTAGAACTATGGGAAAAAGATATGAGTAGATGTGTAAAAAAAATTGAACCTATCTTTAATAGAATGGTTTTATTCAATGTCAGTCATGATACCTTTCATGGACATCCGCACCCTCTGAATTGCCCACAAAACATAAACAGATTATCTTATTCAATATGTTATTTTACTAAAGAAAAACCGAAGGATTATAACATAGAACATTTAGCCGCATTTTGGCAAGAATTACCAAAAAAATAAATAAAATATGAAAGAGCAAGAAAAGAAAGTGTAAAATTAGAATTTCTTCTAACCTTAAACGAAAACATTGTAGTTCAAAGATTCTTCAATGTTAAAGGTTACAATCCAAGAGCAAAAAACTCTTTGGAACTTTACGAGTATGTTAAGTCTATCAAAGACGAACTTCAGTATTATTTAAAGATGAAGACCGTTACCTATATGATGGATAACAAAGAATCCATCAACCATGACCAATCAATTATGGAAACTTCATTTACTGAAGGTCCTGAAATCTTTAACATCTTTATCAAAATAGGGGATACGACACTTTGTCATAGAATATTTGATGGAAAAATTTATCCACCCAAAGTTCGTTATACTGTTGACGTACGACCATATTTGAAAGAAATCCTTAAGGACTTGACTGACATTTTTTCAAATTATAAATTAACTCACGAATACTTGGGATTTGAAATGATTAAATGAGTATTTAAAATATAAGGATGGATATTGTAAATTATGATTAAGAACTTTGATTATTTAGGTAACACATTCCAGTTACAACTTTTAAACCAAATTATCGTCGATAAGGATTTCTCAACATCGATTATTGATGTTATAGAAAGTAATTATTTCGACAACAAATATTTCAAAATTATCCTTCAGATGGTTAAGGAATATTATGTAAAATACGAAGCTACTCCAAACTTTGAGACAATTGAACAAATTATAAAGTCTGAAGTGACTCAGGAGTTTATAGCAAAAATTGTTCTTGATACTCTTAATCAAATTAAGGAGGCTCCATTTGAAGGAACAAAAAATGTTCAGGAAAAAGCCTTAAAGTTTTGTAAACAACAAGAACTTCAAAAGGCCATGGAAAAGGCCAACAAAATTATAACAGAAGGTGACTTTGAATCTTACGATAAGGTTGAAGGTTTGGTTAGAGAGGCATTACAAGTTGGTGAAATTGAAAAAGGTCAAACAGATGTCTTCAATGAGTTAGAAACAGTCCTCGAGGATGATTATAGACATCCTATACCTATGGGTATCAGAGGAATAGATAACTTGCTCAAGGGTGGTTTAGCTAGGGGAGAGATTGGAGTTATCTTAGCCCCGACTGGTGTCGGTAAGACAACAATCCTTACCAAGATTTCAAATACTGCTTTCAATTTGGGATACAATACCCTACAGATATTTTTTGAAGACAACCCGAAAATTATTCAAAGAAAACACTTTACGATTTGGACTGGTATCAGACCCGACGAACTTTCTGGTCACCGAGTGGAGGTTATGCATAAGATTATTGAGATTAAAGAGACTATGAAGAATAAATTAGTTCTCAAGAAACTTGCATCCGATACCATGACCATGAATCAGATAAAGAATCAAGTTAGAAAATTGATTGCTGATGGTACAAAAATAGATTTAATTGTTTTAGATTATATTGATTGTGTGTTACCTGAACAATCCGCTAAAGACGAGTGGAAGGCTGAAGGTTCAACTATGAGAGCTTTTGAAGCAATGTGTCACGAACTCAATATTGTTGGGTGGACAGCAACACAAGGTAATAGAAGTTCAATCTCATCTGAAGTGGTAACCACCGACCAAATGGGTGGTTCAATCAAGAAAGCTCAAGTGGGTCACGTAATCATTACAATAGCAAAGACATTACAACAAAAAGAAATGAACTTAGCAACAGTTGCTATTACTAAATCAAGACTTGGTAAAGACGGTGTTGTATTCGAAAATTGCAAGTTTGACAATGAACTACTTGAAATAGATACAGATACCTCAGTAACTTTTTTAGGATTTGAAGAACAACAGGAAGAAAGAAAAAGAGATAGAGTTAAAGAATTATTGGACAAGAGAAGAGAGCGTGAATCTCATAAAAAAAGTCCTAATTAAATATCTACTTTTTTAGAAAAAAACTTATTTTTTTTTATTAAAATTAGTGGTCGGTTCGTTGCCGACCATATATTTAATAAGAAAATCCCCTATTTTTTTAATAAAATCATTTTACAAAAAATTACAAAAAATGGACATATCAAACCGAATTCTCTCAGAGATTACAGTGTATATGAAATACGCAAAATACATCCCTGATTTGAAAAGAAGAGAGACGTGGCAAGAACTAGTCACAAGAAACATGGTGATGCATATCAAAAAGTTTCCACTGTTAGAAAAAGAAATCAGAGAGAACTACATGTATGTTTATAAAAAACAAGTTCTACCATCAATGAGGTCAATGCAATTTGCAGGTAAACCTATCGAAATCTCACCAAATAGAATCTATAATTGCGCTTATGCACCTGTTGATGATTGGAGAGTATTCTCTGAAATCATGTTCTTGTTATTAGGTGGAACAGGAGTTGGTTATTCAGTACAAAAACATCACGTTGAATTTTTACCTGAAATTAGAAAACCGAGTAAAGAGAGAGGAAGAAGATGGTTAGTGGCTGACTCAATCGAAGGATGGGCAGATGCTGTGAAAGTATTAGTAAAATCATATTTTTATGGAGGTTCACACATTCAGTTTGACTTTAGTGATATTAGACCGAAAGGGGCTAGACTAGTGACTTCAGGTGGTAAAGCACCAGGTCCTCAACCTCTAAAAGAATGTTTGATTAAATTAGAAGGTATATTAGATGCTAAACAAGACGGAGATAGATTAAGACCAATTGAAGTTCATGATATGGTTTGTCATATTGCAGACGCGGTATTGGCTGGTGGTATCAGAAGAGCTGCTCTTATCTCATTGTTCTCAGCGACCGATGAGGAAATGATTGGATGTAAAAGTGGCTCATGGTGGGAACATAATCCACAAAGAGGTAGAGCAAACAACTCTGCAGTTCTTATGAGACATAAGATTACAAAAGATTATTTCATGGACTTGTGGAAAAGAATTGAAGCAAGTGGTGCAGGTGAACCTGGTATTTATTTGAGTAATGACAAAGATTGGGGAACTAACCCTTGCTGTGAAATTGCTTTGAGACCATTTCAATTCTGTAACCTTACAGAGGTAAACGTATCAAACGTGGTATCACAAGAAGACTATGAAGATAGAGTTAAAGCGGCATCATTTATCGGAACACTTCAAGCTGGATACACTGATTTTCACTACTTAAGACCAATTTGGCAAAGAACAACAGAAAAGGATGCTCTTGTAGGTATTTCAATGACAGGAATTGGCTCAGGAGCAGTCTTAGGTTTGAACATGAAAGCAGCGGCTAAAGTTGTAAAAGAAGAAAACAAAAGAGTTGCAGACCTAATCGGAATTAATTCTGCGGCTAGAACTACAACTGTAAAACCTGCTGGTACGACATCACTTACACTTGGCACTTCATCAGGAATTCACGCTTGGCACAACGAATACTACATCAGAAGAGTTAGAGTTGGTAAAAACGAATCAATATATTCTTATCTGAAAAACAATCATTCAGAGTTAGTTGAAGATGAGTACTTCAGACCACACGATACTGCGGTAATTGGTATTCCACAAAAAGCACCTGAAGGTTCAATCCTAAGAAACGAATCACCTATTCAATTACTTGAGAGAGTAAAAAGAGTACAACAAGAATGGATTAAACCAGGGCATAGAAGTGGTTCGAACGCACATAACGTTTCAGCGACTGTTTCCATCCGTGAACACGAATGGCCTGCAGTTGGCGAATGGATGTGGGAAAACAAAGAATACTATAACGGTCTTTCAGTTTTACCTTACGATGGTGGAACTTATATTCAGGCTCCCTTCGAGGATTGTACAAAAGAAAAACACGAAGAACTTATGTCAACACTCAAAGACGTTGACCTATCTAAAATCGTAGAAGCAGATGACAATACAGATTTAAGTGGAGAAGTTGCGTGTGCGGGTGGTGCTTGTGAAGTAAAATTTGTTTAATGGAAAAGAAAAAAAAAATAAAAGGGAGAGGTCGGAAAAACTTCTCCCTTTATATTATATGGAAGGTACATACAAGGTTTTCACCGAAAACTATCATTTAAGGAGAGGACATTGTTGTGGGGATGGTTGTCGACATTGTCCATACGAGCCGAAATATCAAAAGGGTAATACTTCAATAAAAAAATAATCCAAGTATATTTATGACATATGGCAGATGGGATTACATTTGGTATAAATTTTCCATTCAGAGATTCTCTTCGTGGTGACTACCTGCAGTTGACGGAAACTGAGGCTAAAGAAATTAAAGCAGACCTTATACATTTGTTATTGACGAGGAAAGGTTCTCGTTATTATCTTCCTGATTTTGGTACAAGACTATACGAATATATTTTTGAACCGTTTGACGGATTGACTTTTGATGCAATTCAATCAGATATCAGAGATTCGGTAGAAACTTATATGCCAAACTTACTTCTTAATAATATTACAATAACACCTGCTGACCCATTGAATGAAGTTGCACTCTCTGAAGGTATTGCAACACCTGGTACTCCCGAATCATCAATTTTCAGAGTTCCTGGTAAAGGGACTGCTGAGTATACTGCTGTGGTTAGAATAGATTATTCTAATAATCGAGGTGTTTTTGAACAAAGTGATTTTGTTATAATTAATATTTAATATAAATGGCTAATAGACAGATTTCATATACAGTAAGAGATTACCAAGCACTTCGTGTAGAACTACTTAACTATGTCAGAACTTATTATCCTGAGTTGATTCAGGATTTCAATGATGCTTCTGTTTTTTCAGTTTTCTTAGATTTGAATGCGGCGATTGGAGACAACCTTCATTATCATATTGATAGAAGTATCCAAGAAACTGTACTTCAATATGCACAACAAAGGTCTTCAATATTCAACATTGCAAGAACTTATGGTTTAAAATTACCAGGTCAAAGACCGTCTTTAGCCTTAGTTGATTTTTCTATAACAGTACCGGCTTTTGGTGATAAAGAAGATGAGAGATATCTCGGAACACTTTCGAGAGGTTCGCAAGTCTTGGGTGCTGGTATTGTGTTCGAGAACGTTTATGATATAGACTTTGCATCACCCTATAACGCTCAAGGATTTCCTAACAGATTAAAGATTCCCAACTTTAACGCGAATAACGTATTAATAAATTACACAATCACGAAGAGAGAACTTGTTGTTAATGGACTGACAAAAGTTTTCAAAAAGGTTATAACTCCGAATGATGTGAGACCTTTCTACGAATTATTCTTACCTGAAAAAAACGTTTTAGGTATAACAAGTGTGCTTTTGAAAAGCGGAACGGATTATACAAATGTACCAACGGTTGCTGAGTTTTTGGGTGTAAATAATAGATGGTACGAAGTTGATGCTTTGGCCGAGGATAGAGTTTTTGTTGAAGACCCAACAAAAGTATCGGACCAACCTGGTATTAAGGTCGGAAGATACATACAGACCCAAGATAGATTTATCTCAGAATATACACCTGAAGGATTCAAGAAAATAACTTTTGGAGGGGGAACAAATACGGCTCAAGATGCCTTGAACCAATTCACAACATTAGGAACAACTTTAGACCTTCAGAAGTTTTCAAATAACTTTTCGCTTGGTTCGACACTCACCGCGAACTCTACACTTTTCATTCAATATAGAATAGGTGGTGGATTAGCAACTAACTTAGGCACAAATATTATCAATTCAATTGGGACGGTATCATTCTTTGTAAATGGCCCTTCAGAAGCCACAAACTCAAGTGTGGTCAACTCACTGAGATGTAACAACGTTACGGCAGCAATAGGCGGTGCGGGAGTTCCTTCATTAGAGGAAATTAGAAACTATGTTTCTTTCAATTTTGCGGCTCAAAAAAGAGCGGTAACAGTTCAAGATTATGAATCTCTGATAAGAAATATGCCCCCTCAATTCGGTGCTCCAGCTAAAGTTTCAATTACAGAAAACGATAACAAAATTGTAATTCAGATTTTATCTTACGACACAACAGGTAAGTTGACCCCGATAGTTTCTAACACCTTAAGACAAAATATTGCAACCTATTTGTCAAACTATAGAATGATGAATGATTACATATCAGTAATCACTGCCGACGTTATTGATTTAGCTATTGATGTTCAAGTTGTTTTGGATTCTGCACAAAACTCAGGACAGGTGATTGCTGACGTAGTAGATAAAATCTCAACATATTTTGACCCACAAGTAAGACAACTTGGTCAAAACGTAAATCTATCTGAATTGAGAAGTATCATTCAAAATCAAAATGGTATTTTGACAGTTGCAAATATCGAGGTTACAAATAAAGTCGGTGGACAATATTCATCCGCGGAAACTTCGATGGAATATATCGACCCTGAACTCAAAATTATTGGACCAGTTGACGATACAATTTTTGCTCAACCTAACCAAGTATATCAAGTTAGATTCCCACAAAAGGATATCAAAATATCTGTCAAAAACTTCCAATCAATTACATTCTCATAATTTATTAATTCAATCTAAGTCTTATGATTAGATAGTGTGTGTACTTAAAAAAATACACATAAACTATTTATTGAATAAAGTCTTTTGATGGGTGACTCATACAGGATAAAAACCGAGATTGGTATAAGCCAAACGATTGATTTAGAGCTAACTCAGGATTTTGAGTTTTTAGAAATACTTTCGCTAAAAATACAACAAGCTGACATCTATAATAGAAATTGTGCGGATTATGGTGTTATAGTAGGAAGAGTTACCGCAAACAATGGATTTGGTATTCCTAATGCAAGAGTTTCAATTTTTATACCCATAACAACTGTCGATGAGTCGAATCCTGCCATCAGTTCAATATACCCTTATAAATCACCAGAAGATAAAAACGAAGATGGATTTAGATACAATCTATTACCATATGAGAAATCCTATTCGAAACATGCAGCTACAGGTACTTTTCCATCAAAAAATGATGTATTAACAGGTAAAACTGCAGTTGAAATCTACGACAAATATTACAAGTTTACAACCAAGACAAATGATAGCGGTGATTACATGATAATGGGTGTGCCACTTGGTATACAGAGAGTTGTAATGGATGTTGACTTATCTGATATCGGAGAATTCTCTTTGACACCACAAGATTTAATTAGGATGGGTAGAGCAACACAAGCTCAAGTTGCAGGAAATACATTTCTTACATCAAATGATTTGGATTCTTTACCTCAATTAATAACAATTCCTAAAAGTTTAGAAATCTCTCCACTTTGGGGAGACCCTACAACCTGTGCAATAGCAATCAATAGACTTGATTTTGACCTTAAACAGGAAGCCGATATTGATATTCAACCCACTTCAATTTTTATGGGCTCAGTCATCTCTACCTCAAACAAATATAGAGTAAGAAAAAATGCTAAACCGAGAGATAACATGGGTAACTTGTGTAGTCTCGAAACGGGACCTGGCCAAATTATTGCTCTCAGACAGACCATAGTACAAGATATAGATGGGAACCCGATTATAGAACAATATCAATTAGAACAAAATGGAAATGTAATTGATGGGGATGGAACTTGGATATTAGAATTACCGATGAACTTGGATTATCTGACAACTAATCAATTCGGGGAAAGGGTTATTTCTTATGACCCAACGATAGGTATTCCCACTAAGGCCAAGTATAGGTTTAAAATTAAATGGCAACAATCAACTTCACTAACTTTAGAAAGTCGAAGACCAATCTTTATAGTACCTAACGTCAAAGAATATGGGTGGGTTAATTCTGCCGCTGACCCATATAATAGTGGGTCAAGTAGTTTGGAAAAACAATTGGCAAGTTCTTATTATTTCGGTTTAGCTTGGTCAGGGTACACTGATGGATTTGTTGGTACACAAAAGACCAATAGACTAAACGAAGTTATCAATTGTGAAGATACATTTTACGAGTTCAAGTTCAATAGAGTTTATACTGTATCGGGATTAATTGACCAATGGAAAGTTGGTGCAAAAGGAAGATTCATAGGTATTAAAGAAATAGACGACGACAGTTGTGAGGATACAATTAATAAGTTTCCTGTTAACGACGGATTTAGAAATTTCGACCTACTGTTTTTTATATTTTCAATTTTATTTACAATAATTCAGTTCAATTTGTTAGGTCTTTTAATAGTTGCACACTTTGCCATCGGATTATATGCTTTGGTGATAGGAGTTATATGTGCAATTTGTAGAATCAAGATTCCAATTATAAACGTCAGGCCTTTTGGGTTTATCTGCAGCGTATTTCGAATCAAGTGTTCTAAAAAACAATATACAATCAGGCTTCCCATGATAACTTATCCAGAATGCGAAACTTGTACTTGTAGGGACGGCAAATTACTTGATGAGGCACTATTGGGTGGAACAAATGGTGTGTTGTCTTATGTTTCGGACCCTTCGAGTTACTTTAATAATGTTCAAAGTTACGTGGGGGCTCGCAATAGAGAAGAAAACGTTCAGACTCAATCATTACTTTATGTAGATGCGATGGCAGGAAATGCCGACGAAGTTGAAAATGTTGGACTTTTCAAAGTCCCAAAATCAAGTGTGCAGAGATTGGCTTCAGACGATAATAGATACTTTGCTTGGTCAGACGGACTTACTTTAGGTGAAAGAATAAATCTTTTCAACTCAAGGGACTATTATTTTGATGGACTAAACAAAATAAAAGTTACATTCAATCAACCTAACAATATCGGAAGTTTCCACTACGATAATACAATTACTGTCTTGTCGAACCAATCATATCAGTCAGGGGATTTACTTACTGCGGTCGACCCAATGACCACAACAGACATTAACTTTTTATACACTGCAATGACCGCAAATGGAATATTTCAAGGTATAACTGGAACCTCGGTTACTGGTGGACAATCCATAACGGTAAATTACGCTTCATCACAACTATCTAATACGTCCGTAGTTTATAACCTTGATACAGGTACAACTATAAATCGACAGGTTTATCCTATGGACAGAGAATATTTCCAAGTTGTTACTGCAATAACAGTGTCAGAAGCTGCAAAAATATGGAACTCTGGAACTACACAAACATTTCCGAACGTGTTGAGTAAAACACATAAACTGATGTTAATGAGACATAGAAATTTCCCATTACCTGGTTATGAAAAAATTGTTGAAGAGTTTTGGAGCCCTTATGAATTTTTTGATAATATGAGTGAACAATTCATTCTAATTCTTCAAAGGGGTGTTGACCCATATTCTCCAAAATTTACAAATCAATATTCTGTTGGAAAAATATTAGGTCTTGCTGAAAATGACATTACATTTACCGCATCCACAAGATTGAATATCCCAATTCAAAAATTGAACTCGAACACTACTTCGGTTCAAGTGATGAATCAATCCAATACTTTCTATCCCTCATATTTTTTCACACCAGGAGAGTTCAGTGGGTTCACATCTTCTACAGTTGGTTATTACGGCGCCAGAGATGCAAATAATCCATCTGGAAACGTAAGAATTACACAATTGAATGGTGTAAGGTCATGTGTTACAACAACATCGAATAATTTTCAATTCGGGGGAGGTGAAGATGCGGACAAATACAGTACTTCAGAAGACTTGTCGGGAGGAGGCTATTTTTATTTAAATCTTGACCAAGAGGTGGGTCTTTGGTTCGAATATTCTGATGTGAATATATCATATAAAAGTCCTGTATTATACCCTCAGTTTACAGGTAATCCGATGTCAATTAGTGTGAAAACAAATAATATATTTAGAAATGATAGATTACCTTCATCTGACCAATTGAATGCGATTAGTTGGGACTCAGCTGCCGTTGCATTACTACAACAAAATAACAACTTTACTTTCTATACAATACCTGAATTGGAAAATCCTGAGGGAATACCAGGATTTACGACAGGAGCACAACAAGTCCCACCTGACATAGAGGATGAAATAGGTGCAATCAATGTGTTGGAAAGTTTCAATTGTAAAACGATGGTGTCCCTGAATTGTTATCAAGGTTTTGGGACTAGTTTTCAAGTAAATCAAAGCTGCACTGAAACTGATAACGTTGAAATAGGTTGTTATCTTTTTATGAGAAAA